ATCTCCAACTTCTAAGTCATTTAAAAACCCACCACCTGAAATATTGGTACGGTCTTGGCCATTGCTTGCTCGCATACCTGTAGGTCGTTGACTAAAAACATACTGTCCCGCGCGCTCAATACCAAAGATGAAACCAATATTATTACCATTCGCTGTACATGATACGTCTAGCCAAGCGTGGCTTACGTAATATTTACCACTATCAGCAATAACTATCTCGCCGTTTACTATGGTTAATGAGCCATTTATGTCTATTTCTTCAAACTGTGAGATTTTAACGAAACCTTTATAGTCTCCACCTGTTAATGGTTGCGGGTTATCAGGCGGCGTTAAATCTTCGTTACCAGTACCGAGTAAACCGCTAATCACTAGAGGTACGTTTGTACCGTTTGATTGCTTCTGAGTATAACCAACACTAGCGTAAGTGTTTAGTAGCTCGGTAAGCTCATCTATCATTACCGCACCGTTCAATAACGGCTCTAAAGTATCATTGGCCTGACCTATAGGGTCAATACTATCTCTTAACCCTTGCTTGGCTTTCTGCGCGTCAATCCCTGCTTGTGCGTCTGTTCTGTTACTCATAATTTAACCCTTAAAACAAAATAACCCAGCGATTGCTAGGTTATTTTTTTATTGTTTACGGTAAGACTTGTCTTGCATTTTTAGCAACTCTAGGCGTTCTCTTGCCTGTTCTGCTGCCGTCAGCCTCTAAAGCTTTACCTAAATAAGTTGTAGACAACCCTGCCGCTAACTCATTTGATTGACCTTTAACTGTTCCGTTATCCATGTACCATACTAAACCAGTTTCTAGTGTAGTTGCTTCGATAGTAACGTTTAGCTCTGTTCTAACACCTGTAATAGCCATGTTAACACCTCTTTAAATTGGGGCCAAAGAGAAAGGCTGAGGACTAATCCCCCCAGCCCCGTAACACGATTAAGCGTCAGCTAGTTTAAGACGTACAATATGTTCATCTTCAACACGTACAGCGCCCAAAGTTTGGAAGCCGTATACACGCCACATAAATGACTTGCTAGGGTCTTCAGCAACACGCGTTGAGATATCGCGGTTTAACTGCATACCTAAAGCTTTTTGCGTATACGCTAAACAGTCAACTTGACCAGCACCTGGTGATAACAAGCGAGTTGATACAATCCAGTCATAACCTAAGAAACTAGGTAAGTAGCCGTTACGTAGTGCCATTGAATCACCTTGGAAGTCGCCAGAAGTAACTTCAAGTAAGCCAAGTAAAGTACGACGTTGGAATGGTGAGATAATTACGCACTTAGGCTCATCAGGGTCAATATCATTGTCATAGAACTTTTGATCCATTTCATTGATAAGGTCTAATGTAATAGCTGAGCTGTAGTCACCGACTTCTTGTGTAGCTGGGAACGTGTTTAAATTACCGTCACCGTCTAAAGCGTCAGCGGTAGCCGCTGCGATAATAACATCATCTTTGTTGCGGTTTGAACCCCAAGCAAGGTTTTGAGTCAAGCTTGATAATGGGTCAACAAGCATTTGTACAATATCTTCTTGCTCAACAGTATCACCGTTATCAAAAGTTTTAACTTGTGATACGCGGCGTGACCAAGGGGTATCGTTTTCAGGTGTTGCCGTACGTGCAGAAGTTTTTTCTGCAAAGTCAGTAGGGCCGATACGTTCCCAGTTATGAGCTGCACCGTTAGAGGTTTTGCTAGTTACTGTGCTAAGTAGGCGTGAAGGTTTTTGTTGAGCTAAAAAACGAACGTTATCTTCAAACGTTTCGATATATGCATTTTCGATTGTAATAGCCATTTGAGGCTCCTTAGTATAAAAAATAGTTTTTAATATTTCTCGGACTAAGTTTGTCTAGCTACCCGATACTTGTAATATGGATAGCAGACCAAAGGTAATGGCTACCTGCGTAATGGTAGTATAACGCATTTATTAAGTAAGTGTAAACTAAAAGTAACGTTCTATAATCTTACTTGTAAAGCGTAAAAAAAAGTAGACAACTGTATAAACCAAGAATACAGCGCCTACCGTAAGGAATAAACCTATAAGAATCAAATTCCGCACCGCATTAAGTCGCGTATAACTGACATAATGTAAGCCTCTTCCGATTCGCAACAACACTTACTCTGTACAAAATCAGCAAGAATATTATAGTAAATCTCGCTTTCATCCATGTGTCTTTTTCCCCTCAACAACCTTGCGAACGTGTGACTCGAATTGTTCACGCTCTGAAAGCTCCTCTTGATGTATGATTTTCGCATCCTCCGCCGCTCTTTCATTTAGCCTGTTTTCCTTTTCAGTAGAAAGCCTCGCTAAGAGTAGACGCACTTCACCCATGCAATTATTCAAATCAACATAACTCATAGCACTGATGTTGATAGTAGATATAAAATCCCGTATCTTTCGTGCTAATTTCATGCTGCGTTACCTGCTCTAAGTCTACGTAAATTCATAGCCTTGTCTTGTATCTCTTTATGACGTGGGTGCGTGTTGTTCCAGTATGGCCCTTTGCGATTCTCCATAATCTCAGTTAACTGAGCGCTAGCTTCTGCTGGTGTCATTACTTGGTTGCCACCGTTATCAGCCACAGCGTTTGAACCTTCACCGCCGCCAATCTTTTGCGACAAAGCATGGAACCATTTAAGCGTTTGCCCGTCTACGTTACCAGCTTTAGCCATTTCAATAACGCTATCAGGTGCGCCTGTTGCTTCAAGTGCCGCAACTGCTTGGCTAGTGTTACGGTCAAATGCTGCGCCCCATTCTTTCTTCACACCGTTGATGCTTTCTTGTTGTTGTGCCTGTTGAGTTTCTAAGGCTGTAGCGTCAAGCTGTGATACTGACTTGACCAAAGAGTCGAACTGCTTGTTAGTCATGTTAGCGTTAAGTGCTAACTCGCGTAAATGGTCATAACTGCCGGTAACTTCTTCGGGCACTACATAACCACTAGCATCTTCAGGCTTACCCATAGACTTAAAAACGCTGTCATAATCTTCGGGTGTTTCTGGCTTATGCATTAAGTTTGTTTTGTTCATTAGCTTTTGATTAAACGCATCAATAGCTTCTTGTCCTGCATCTTCACCAGGTATACGGATACTGTTACCAATATGTGATTGCGCATCAAGGAACTGTTTAGCTAACGAATCAATATCTTTTACTGAGTCAAAAGCTTTAGCACTCCTGATATCTTCTGGTAAACTTGAGCGCCAATCGCTAGTAGTATTAATTTCAGCTTGTACTGCTGCCGCTTCACTTGTTACGCCTGTATTTTCTTCACTCATCATCAACCCTCAACAATTGATTAATATAAATAAATGCTTCACGCTTACCAAGATTGATATGCGTTTCATCAGCATCGCCTTTCACAAAGATTTCATCAGGGTTTAATTGTTCCTGTAAATCTTGTAAAACCTTTTCACCGTTCGGCGTATTAAATACCGCACGATATAAACTTTTTAAATCATCAAAGCTATTCACCCTCTAGCTCCTTTTGTCCTTTACCAACTGCTTGCATCGCTTCGCCGCCCATCTTCATATTCTCGGCTTCAAACTGTGCCTGTTGCTGCTCTGCACGTTGTTGGCGCAATGCCTGTACATCTTCATCACTGTTTAGATACGCTGCTGGGATATTTAAATCAACACCCAAATCACGCGCCGCTTTATCTTGGTTAAACAAGTCTAACACTTCAGGCTTAAATTGAGCAATACCCCCTAGTAAACCTAGGTATCTTTCAACGTTTGCTATCCCGTCCATCTTCTGGCTACGTGATAATGAGCCAACATATGACACATCAATATCACCGCCCATTTTCTGCAAACTTTCGGGTAATTCTTTTAACTGGCCACTTCTAAACAAGATGTTTAATGTTCGGCTAATTAACGGGTCGAGCAAGTCAGATTGTAAACGCCCTAATGTTGGCCCTAATGTTCTTTGCATTAACTCCATACGTGCCATAGTTTCTGTTGCTGTCATTGCTGGCGAGTCTTTAAGCTGTAGTTGATCCATATAAAAAGCTTTTTGGATAGCTTGTACTAAATCACCTTTTTGTAACTGGCTAACATCAAAACGCGCTGCTGAATTCATTGGCATTAATTTGCTTGGGTCGCGTACTACATTTAACCCTGCTGGCCTCATGTCTAAATCAGACATAATATTGTTCATTGTAGTAACCCATGGTGGGTCAATAACCTTTTCAGCACTACGCAAGATTAGTTCAACCAATTCGTTAAGCGTTAATACGTCATTAAGCGCATTCATTGCAGGGCTGTTACCCCACTTAGATTCGCTAGTTTTTCTCCATCGTGGCGCATAAGCTGGCATTTCATAGTAGCCGCCTTCTTCCCCTAGCTCGCAACAACCTTCTTTTAGTATATAGCGGTAAGCATAAGGACGCTTTTCAGGTGCTACTATTCCGTCCACATCTTCAATGCCCTTACGCTTCCATATACAATAAATAACTTCCATACGGTCAGTGCTGCCTTTAGCTTGTAAAGCGTTAATCTTTTCTGGTACGTTTTCCTCACCAAACTTACTGATAATCTGTGAAGGTGTCCACATTAATCTACGGTAAAACGTAGCAATACCGCCTTTGTGGTCTTCCTCGAAATAAGCTTCTTTAATCGGTACGGCCGAGAATGTTAATTCAATGTTTTCGCCTGTTAGCTCATCACCGGTAAACTCTTCTAACACTACCGAAGTACCGTAACTAACTAAATCTGTATAGCATTCGCCTACTTCTAAGTTGAAATTTGATTCTTGTAAAGCGTTGTATATTCTGTCTGCGGTATCGTCTAGCCATTCCTTCGCTTCCTGTGTTTGGTTTAACTGGTCTACTCTAAATTGTAAATCAAACCAACGAAAAGCAGGTGAAGTAATAGAACCGTGAATACTAGCGGATAATGTTTGGCAAGCGTTAACCGCTGTACTGTCGAATATCTCACGCTTACGCCAATCTTGTTGGTGCTCGCTTGTTTGGTCTTCAAAGAACTGACCACGGTATGGCGTGATATACGTCTCTATCGTTTGCCAAGTAGAATCTATGGTCTTTCGCTCGGCGGTTAAATGCTCAAGTCTTTTAATTATCTGCTCGTTATTCATCCGTACGCCCTTTTAACTTTAATGTTGTTAACTGCTCTGTTGCCCATAGCAGTGGTTAAGTTTTTACGCCATGCAATACTCAAATACCTAAAGCTATCAGCAATATCACTAGCCCAATCATGTAACGGGTTATCTTTAAAGCGCTGTAGCTTCTCATCATACTCTTTACGATAACCTTGTAATCCATCTACTAGCTTGCTTGTTTTGTTCTTATCAAATTTAGCAACTCGTATCATACCACGTGATGCGTTAATACCATCTTCACGCGATAAATTAGGACATATTTCAACGTAAAATCCAAGCTCTGCTGCTTGGTCTGCTTTACTCTTGCCGCTAAACTGTTCACGATTAGCACCATCATGTGGCCACCAGTGTTCATCATAGTCATAAGGTAATTGTCTGAGTGTTTTGATCCACTCTGTTATAGCTATGTTACGCCCCACAAGAAAATCAATTATTATTGGATTACCATCATCACCATGCTGAGTAAATATTATAGATGTTTGGTCATTAATACCAATATCCCAAAAGGTCTGCACTCGCTTAGTAGGGTCATGTGGGTACTGTCCAAACCTATCAGACTTTTGTAAATCGCGTAATTCTGCTGTGTAGTAAGCTCCTTCCATGCCTCCCTCCCACGAACAGTAATACTCTTGCTGTATCTTTTCTTCTGCCATACCCATTTCACGCTCTTCTTCTATATGCTCAGGACGTATAACCGGTGAACCATCAGGACGCTGTGTGTTCTCAATTGTTAGTGTTTGCGCGAACCAAGTATCCATCCTACTAGCTGCATCAAATAGCTTTTTACCGTGATTGTTTCCCCTTGGCGTATAAATGAAAAAGGCCCATCCGTCATTTTCATTCAGGATAGGCGAAACATAATCCCATGCTAAGGGGTTAGCAATAGAATATTCACTAAATACAATACCAATAGGGTTACTACCTACCAAGCTATCAAAGTTATCACTACCCACTACCTGATAAATTGAACCGTTATGCATTTCAATAGACATATCAGATTCATTTTTCTTTTTACGCATCCACTCAGGGAAGGCCTGGTCAATCATGCGCCGGCCATCCTTGTCAATACCCTTCCATATAACTTTACGGCCTTGCGCTTGTGTCGGTAACATATGCCAGATAGTGCCAACTCTCAACTGGCTTGCTACTGCTGCAAAGTTTAAACACGTTGAATCCTTGCCGCCTCGCCTATGCCATACACCTACACCGCGTTTACGATCAAGTCCACCTTTAAGCATGTAGTTAAGCATAGGCTGTTGATATTCTCTAGCCGCCCACTCATTAGGTAAGTTATGATTCATTAGGTTTAATGCCTAACGCTTCATGGTCAATATGTATGTTAATGTCTTGTACGGTATCGTTCTCGACTTTATCAGTCCATTGGAACTGCTTAAGAGCAAATATTGCTCCTGTAGTGTTGCCATTTTGTAGTAAAAATTCGTATTCAGACTCAATTAAAGTCCTTGCTTTTTTTATAATGTAAGAAAATTGGGGT